TTATTTTTCCAAAAGTAACTTTATCGTATTCATAGATTACGCCAAAATATTTTCCTTGTTTTATTGCGATGCCTTGCAAATCCCTTTTCGGGTTCGTTACAAACGAATACATATTTTCAATCGACATAATGTAGATAACTCCCTACAATATATTTTGGTGAGGTCACTGGAAAGTTACCACGATGTAACCAAGGCCACAGTGATGGAAAGATTAACATATTACCTCTATGACATGATGAAACTTTTGGGCCCCATCCTTCAGCGTTTTGTCTTAAAAAAATAGTTTCACCCTTTGCGTTATTACTCAGATATAAAAACATAACTAAGAACCGACTGTTGTTATCTTTACCAGTGACATCTACATGAGGGGGGAAGTTGTCTTTTTCATTTGGTAGATATCGTTTCATGCGTATTGGTTCTAACGCATATTTTTGTGGCCACTGATTTTCTATTTTGACATCCTCTCTATATCTTTCAACTTGTTCTAGAATAACTTTCTCTAGATAATCTGATTCATACTTCCACAGTGAATCTCTACCAAAGTTTATTTGAGTGAAAGACATTTTGTTATCGACAACTTCATGATGTTCCTCGAAGTCCTCAAACTTTTGCACCAGTGATTCACACCAGTTATCAGGAACTACATTCTCATAAATTCTTATAAAATTTTCCATACGTTTATTCTACACACCTTGTAAGGTAAAGTCAATCGCAATTCGTTTTTTATCTACAAGAATATCAGCTGCACGATGATGAACTTTGGAATCAAATATTATAAAGTCTGTCGGTCTAACTGGATAGACCTCACCACCATGTTCAAAACCACCACCCCAAGAATCTTTCCAGTCGGAGTTGAGTACACCCAGAACTTTTATAAGATTCTTTTCACTTTCTGATGTGTGGTCTTGATGCAAGTTGTCCTCTCTATGTTTGTCTTTGATAGACACACCGCAAAACATAACATTGGGTGTGATGATGTCAGATGCTTTCTCATAAATCTGTATCATCAAACTCATCGCAATACCAGCAAGTCTCTGGTCTGGAGCTCCCTGTCCACCTATGATTTCTAACTTTGCGTGTTTGTCATCAAAGTCAGCACCCTTTGGATAATGAAAGTTCCATCTATCACTCTGTTCTACTTGATATCTAACAAAGTCCAAGAACATTGGACTACAACAGTTTTTAACTATCCTCACCGCCATACTTGAACTCCTTACTTGCAGCTTCATCTAACTTACTCATAATCTCATCCGTAAAGTAAGTCTCTGGGTCGTTCAATATAGTTTTACCAAACTGTTTACTTCCGTCTGGTAACTCATAACGAGTTGATACCTTTTTAAAGATGTCATACTTTTCTGCAAGTTCGAGTAGTCCATAATATTTATCTAAACCTTTGTCATAGGTTAATCTTACATCAACCATTTTATTTTCGACTGTCAATCTAGACTTGTGGTTTTTACAGTGAACGATGTTTCCAACAACTTCGGTTCCATCTTTCTCTTTCTTCTTGGACAGATATATGATTGAAGAAGCTGCGTATTTCAATCCAGAACCGCCACCCATTTCTTTTGTTGGAAACATCGAACCAACGACATCGTATGTGTGATTGGTAACAACCATTGGTATCTTTGCTTTACCAAGTTTCAAAGTCAATACACGAAATGCAGCTTTGAGAACTTGTGCTCTGGTCATATCTCTGGTTTCTTTACCGTCAGTTGTGTCCTCGACTTCTTTGGTGGTCGATAACATACCAAGTGAGTCTAGACATAGAAACATTGGTTTACGATCTGCTTCGTTCTGTGCGAGGTAAGTATCAAGAACTCTGATGGCTTGCGTTCTAAACTCTTGCACTGTGGTTACAGGAACAATCACCATTCGTTTTGCATCGATACCTCTATCCACAATCATTTGTTTTGTGATTGCAGATTCAGACTCAAAGTAAATCACACCAGCATCAGGATTTGCATCAAGAAAGTTCTTAACGATACCACATAGAAAATATGTCTTACCAGTTGCACTCTCGCCCGCAAGTGCGGTGATCTTGTTTGCTGGTAATCCACCATGTATAGAACCTGATAGTAGTGCGTTGAAAATATACGAACCTGTGTCAATAAAGTTTTCTACGTCACCAGCTTCTACACCGTCCTCAACAAGTGATGCGTATTCATTACCTGTTGACTTAATTATATCTTTCAAAAAATCATTCATTCATAAATCCTTCTAAGTTACTATTTTTAATTTTAAAATTTTCTACCGTTTTATCTATACAGTTTGCAAACTGTTTCTTCCAACCTTCTAAACTATGTTTTTCCCATGTCATTTCCTGTATCTCTTTTCTATCCATATTTTTGAATGATTTAATTGCAGATACAAGTGCATCTTTATCATTGTTTGGTATCTTTTTAAAATGTTCTTTATTTGCTGGTATAATTTCAGATGCGTGATCGCCATCTTTATCTGAATTAAGTATTACTGGAATACCGCATGATAAAGCTTCCATTGAAGTTATGCCCCACGTTTCTTTATCCCATGTAGAGAAATAAGTTTTACACTTTGATATGTTTTCCACAACTTTGTTATATGGTAAATCCCAAAGCACGTCCTTCCAATCTTTATTTCTCTCATAGTATTTAATATCCTCTGGTCTTTGTGTTTTTGATGTAATTACCAAACTTTTTATATTCTTATCTCTTGTCATACTTTTAAGTTTGAATGGAGCCTTTCCATTATCACATCTACCAATAGTGCCACAATCATATTCTGTTTCGTTCATCTGTGGTTTTTGTTTACAGTAAGAAGGATTTACATAACCTGTTATCGGAACAATTCTCTGATTAGTTCGTTCTGCCATCTTTTTATATTTCTTTTCTTGCCACTTAGAAACAAGAAACATAGAGTGTCCGTTATCTACTGCATTGTTCCATCTAGTAATGCACGATGCCATTGGATACACACAATGTTCGACAATCATAATTGGTATGTGAGATTTAATGATTTCAGAACCACAATATATTGCTTGTGCAAAGTTTGATATGATAATATCTGCACCAATATCCTCTGCATGATTGATAATACCTTGTGATATTTTTTTCTTGTCCTTTAAAGAAAAATCAATACTCTCATAAGGCACTTGAAATACTTCAGTATCAAAGTTATCATAAATGCTTTTACAGAACATTTCAGTACCCCCACTCACGACAGGGTGAGTGAGGGCATGATTGTATGGGTCTTGGAAAGGTAACAGTATTCTCATCACATGATATCTGACTCATACATCGGTAAGTCAATGAAACGAATAGTAATACCTAAAGGCTTTGCAAAGTACTTTAAAAACTTCGTATCTGCCTGTTCCTGCTTGTCCTTCCAATTGTTGTAGTATGCTTCAGAAGTGTGCTTTACGAAAATCTTGATTTCCTTCTTAGGTAACTGCTTTAACTGTTCACGACCAGTATTGGTAGAATAAATCTCACTCAAAATACGGTCAATACGAACCAAACCAGATGACACAGTGAGAACCATAGTATTGGCGTCCTTTGCATCTTCAAGAATACTTTCAAGACGTTTATCAAAAGGTGAAGCATTCCAATCAATCTTAATCTTACCACCCATGGCAGCAATCAAAGTGTCTTGTTCAACCTTTGCCTTCTTTATAATCGCATTTGCTTTCTTCTTTGAAAAACCCATTGCAACCAACAATGCATTGTTAGTCTTATCAGTAACAGGCGTTCCCAATTCAGTAAACTGAGTAATCAACTGCTTAAGAGCATCATCTGCATCAAGAGGAACAGTAGGACGTTCAGGCTTTGCATTTAAAAGATTACCAAGTAACCTTACTTCAGCATCATTCAACTGCTTGTGAACCTTTTTAGGCACACGCATTACGTTGATTTCCTTACCATGCTTAGACTTTGCAATACCGTAAACAGAGTGATTACCATCAATTCGTAAATCACTATCGTTACGATTATCAAGAACGACAGTCATATAACCATCAGTATTACCCAAGGCATCATCAACCTTCTGGGCAATTTCTGTCTGGTGTTCATTCATATCTTCAGAACGAACTTGCAAACGCTCCATCTCTACGACAACAGTAATATCTTCCTTTTCAATAGGGAACTCTTCATTGCGAATCTGTTCCTTGATTTCTTGTACAAGTGCAAGATTTACAGTCTTAAACTTTGGTGAACCCACAGTCTTATTGTAGTAGAGGTTGTTAGGAACTCCAGCGTTTTTTAAGATTTCATATTCACGAGCGGTCATAGTCATATAATCACCGTATTCAAGAACTTCATACTTGAACTGACCATCAGTTGCGAGTTCATTCTGTAACTCCTTATCAGTAGCAGAGTTCCAGTATCCGTCACCAACATGACCCTTGTGAATACCAACATACATCTTGTTATTATTTAAGTTAGTGAACTTGTAAAGATAACCCTCATAAGAAGCAGGGGGCTTACCTAAGTCCATCTCAACAATAGTGCTTGGTGTTTTCATCATCATCTCCATAATTTAGTTATTTCCAATCATTACTATAGATATATTATCTCAAAATTGGGGGGCATTGTCAACCCCCTTCGTAAGTCCTTGATTTACTTACGTTTTCCATTTCTATAGCCAAGTGATAAATTCATTTTTTCTGAAAAAAGTTTTAAATATTCATCTTTAGACAACAATACTTTCTTATAGTTGTTTCTATATTCTTCTAATAGTGTATCAAAATCTGTACGCAATGTTAATACCTTATCTTTAAATTCCTCAAAAGAATTTACCCTTTGAAAATCGTCAATTAGATATGTATTGTTGATATCATAATCTTTCCAGACAAACGGAATGATACCAACAGATAAAGCTTCTGGATATCGGCTGGTTGTCGCAGTTGGATCTTTCCAGTTAAAACAAAGTGTGCTTCTTGACGGTTCTATCATAAAAAATAATTTCTTCCAATCTTTGACCCACTTACTCTGTCTTTGAACTCCACTTGGAAATCCACCGACCAACATCGTTGAAATATCTTTGTCTCTATAAATTTGACGAATAGTTTTTTCTCTTTCGTTTTTTTCACTGGGTTTCATTTTTCCCCAATATCCAAAATCAATAGTTTTATCAGCAGGCATCAAAACACTACTTTGAAGTTCTTGTAAAAAATGATATTTCATACCATGAATGTTACCAGAAAAATCAATCTCATCTATGGTATGAAATGATTTCAAATTTACACCCTTTAATGTTTCATTACGATATAGTTCTTCTGTATCACCCCTATCGCTTCTAAACATGATAACCGTCTTATTCTCAAAGTATGGCCTTATCTGTTCCATGTGACTTTCAGATTTTGCAAGGTCTTTAGGGTTCATTTGTAACTCACCATGATATCTAAATTCAGAATCAGATGGTATCACAATCACATCAGCCCACTTAATTGTTTCTGGTGTTCTTTTGGGTTTATCATTATTAAAAGATACATTGTAAGTGTCATATTCATGTTGTGGATTGTTATCTCTCCACTTTACATAATTTTCAAAGAAACTATCGAGAACAGTTTCTAGGGGGCCGTGATATGTTACATTACTTCTAATTCTTGCAATAGTAATTTTCATTTTATCATCACCACTTGTCTATTTTTCCATGTAAAAATCAATTCGCATTTATATTGATTTAGTGGAAATTTGTCATAATCTAACCTTGAAAAACCACCAACCCTTTTAAGTCTTCTATTCGTTGATTGACCACTTTGATTAACTAAAAGAATTTTAATATCATAAGTTGTAAGTTTGTCTAAAAAATATTCTATTTCTTTATTGGGCCAGTGCATAATTACATCTTTAATTATAATAAGTTCTCTACCCTCAAGATGATTGAAAACATTTATATCAGAAACAAATTTATGATTGGGAAATCGTTCTTTGTTTTTTTCAATAACAGAATCAACAATATCTAAACCAAGATAATCTATATCTCCCCAATCTACATATTGGCTAAACTGCCAATCACCACACCCAAAATCAATTACACTTTTAATATTATTGTCTTTTAAAAATTTTTCTAAAAACGTAATATATGGTGTATTAAACTTTGGTCTACTTCCAGCACCAGACCCTTTATTTTTTCCCCACTTTTCATTATCATATATGTAAGTAAATTCATTTTTCATCTGATTATATCAATCTTATTCATGGTATGTTGATTCCAAACCTCTAGATCCTTGCGTACCTTCTTTTCTGCAATCATCTTGTTATATCTTTTCTTTGCGTGTTTCTTCCACCATTGAATTATATTGTCCAGTTTAAAACGCTCAAAGTTTTCAGCTCTCTCTAGTTTATCCGTTTTACCCAATAATACGTCCTTAACATTGGAATATCCATACTCACTCATATAAAATCTTTTCTGTGTCGTTACCTCTCCAGCAACATTCATTGCATCAGAGAATAACTCATACGCTTTGATATCATGTTCCTTTAGGGAAGATTTGATAGTACCGATCATCTTTGTCTGGTATTTGAGTTTCCGACTTGACACACCATTACGAATAAGTGGTTCTCCATCGTTTCTTTCCTCAAACCAATCCCTCAGTTCAAAGTAGATATCCTCTCCAAGCGTGAGTAGAAACTTGGATTGAGTATCCCCCTTATACCTTAGATATGGACGCATACCATCATACATTGACATACCCTTGATGTTACCATATAGTGATGTTGTCTCGAATAGACAGAACTCAGTATCATATTTCTGGTTTAACATCTCCCGACTTGCGTGAGAACAACAGATTGCGGCCAGTAGTTTACCACCAAGATAGTTATATCCGAATGGTTGTATGGGTACGATATTAAAACCCATGATTGCTCTTTTGTTGAATATACCCAAGTCAGGGACACCACCAAGATAGTCGTTTCTAGGTTTTGAATTGATCAGTGGTGAACCGAAACGAATGAATCCGACAATCTTATTGGTATTGGTTTCCTTCACGATTAGTTTGAGTGTCTTGCCTGGATTTTCATCTGGACTAAATGATGCGGTCATCTCCAATAGGGTATCGAATGTTTTGGATTGCATCTGAACCACAGAGAAGTTCATGTCCTCTGGGTGCATATCATAGGACTGAAACATATCGTCCTCCAGACCAAAGCCAGGTAGTGATACAGGTATGTTCTTGACCCTCTCGATCTTTCTTGCACGAAAGTAATCGTCAATACGTCCGAAATCCTTGAAGTATTTCATCAACTTTGTTGCTGCATATACCGCATCTTGTTTTTCAAGTATCAACTGAAAAATCCTTCAAGTGTTAGTTGTGTTCCGAAACTCATATCAAGGTTCCACTTTATTTTATCAGTGATAAACTTTAGTGGTTCCACAAAACTTTTTTCATACTGTATATCATAATCGATTAGTGATGCAATGTCAAGTTCTCTAGGCAACTCTGTAATAAAAGATATACTTGTTGATTGATAGATGTTCGGCTCTCGCAAATGTAAAAACTTTATCTTGTCACCCTCTTGTATGAAAGGATACTTGTGACTTAGTTTGTGTTTTGTAATTAGATAGTTGTAAAGAATACCACCCTTCACATGAATCGGAGCGCCCTTCTTGAATAGATTGTGTGATTCAGTCCATTTACTAAGTCCATTAATTGAACGAGGATATGCAATCTCTTCTGGACGCATCTCCATAAATTCATTTCTAAAATCTTGTATGAAGTCATTGAGTTCTTTTTCATCACCAGACATGATAATCTTGAGAGCTTGTTTGATCTTCTCACGACAGGGTGCAGGCGTGGATGACTTGACACTTTCGATACCCATCATTTTAAGTTGCGGTTCTTTATACCGAACACCCTCCACATCCCAAGAGTTAAGGATATATCTTTTCTTTGCAGTCCAGATACCCTTGTCTGCAATCACCTCACGTTTCATAAACATCTTTTGTTCGTATGCGTTTATGTGTCCAGAGAGCTCCTGATAACTTTGATCAATAAATGGTTCAATCTTTTCTCTAGCAAGACGATCCAAGAAGTTGATAACTTCCTCAGTGTTCTGTCTATCAATAGGCATTTTGTCAATAAGTTCGTCAAAACGAATATAAACCGAATCTGTATCTGACGCAATAACATAATCCATCCCATTGGTTCCAAGAGTCTTATTAAGAAAC